ACCAAGTCCCAAGAGATTTGGGAGCTGACAGTTGAGGAAATGACGATTGGAGATGAAAGCCCAAAAGTTACGAGCCCGGAAGCATCAACCGACTAATCATCGAGATTGCTATCGCAACTGGGATTCCAATGCCTTACTGGACAGATATTGACCAAGTAATGACGGCCATAGATATATTAAAGGAGCGTAGCGGTGGCAAATGAGTTACCAATCAGCTATGACAAGCGCGAGCTCCGCTCAATCATTACCGCGTTCAAAGCGATGGATGATGAAGCCGTTAGCCAAGCTAAACGCGAATCTAGCGCGTTGGCTACTTATGCAGCAAATGAAATTAAAGCCTACGCGCTTACAAGAACCTTCGGTCAAGAAGCAGTTAGAAGAATTGCAACAGGCGTTAAAGTCTCGGCCAGTTCCAAAATTGGAGAGTTCTCTTATGGCTTTGCAAGTCAGCGCTTTTCTGGTGGCGGTAGCACACAAAAACTCTGGGCGGGTTATGAATTTGGATCTAATCGCTTGCGTCAGTTCCCGAGAAGAACACCAAGCAAAGGTCGCGGAAACGCTGGCTACTTTATCTACCCAACCCTTCGTAAGATTCAGCCTGAATTGATTAAGAAATGGCAAGAAGCATTTTCCAAGATATTGAAAGAGTGGGATAAGTAATGGCTGGCAGTAGAACACTCAAGTTATCGATTCTTGCTGATGTCGCTGACCTCAAGAAAAATCTTGATACTGGCTCTAAAGAGGTTGAAGGCTTTGGCGGTAAGTTAGAAAAATTTGGTAAAGTCGCAGCCGTAGCTTTTGCAGCGGCCGCAGCAGCGGCAGCAACCTATGCCGTCAAGCTAGCCGTTGATGGCGTTAAGGCAGCAATTGAAGATGAGGCTGCCCAGCTTCGTTTAGCAAATGCTTTGAAGAATGTTACTGGGGCAACTAATGATCAAATAGCCTCTATTGAAAAGCAGATATTAAAAACTTCTCTGGCTACTGGTGTTGCTGATGATCAACTTAGACCAGCACTCCAAAGATTAGCAATAGCGACGGGGGATGTTACTGAAGCCCAAGAATTATTAGACCTTGCTTTAGATATTTCAGCGGCAACTGGTAAAGGAGTAGAGGCGGTATCAAATGCCTTAGGTAAAGCATATGAAGGCAATACAGGGGCTTTAGGCAGACTCGGTGTTGGATTATCAGCTGCTGAAATCAAGACGCTGGGACTTGAAGGCACAATGCAAGAACTGGCCGACACATTTGGCGGAGCAGCTACAGTGCAAGCCAATACATTTGAAGGACAAATCCAAAGACTTAAAGTCGGCTTTGATGAAGCAAAAGAATCTGTAGGTGCTGCATTATTGCCGATGTTAAAAAATTTGATGGATTACTTTGTTAATACTTTGATTCCTAAATTTCAAGAAGCCAAAGCCAGAGCCGTTGATCCAATCATTAAAGCATTTAAAGATAACGAAGATACTCTGCGCGATTTATGGTCTTTTATCAAAACTTTTCTTGTCCCTATATTTGAAAACGCGCTAGTAAATTCAATAGTGGCAGTAGGTAAAACTATTGCTGGGATTGTTACAATAGTTGCCACAGTTACTAGAGAAGTAAAAGATTTAGCTAATTCAGTTATTGAGCAAATCAACAGAATCATTGCTGCTTATAACCGAATACCAGTATTGCCTAATATTGGATTGATTCCAAAAATTGGAACGGGTTCAACGGGTTCAAACATAGTGACAGGCGGAGGATTACCATTTGGCGGTTCTGTTGGTGGTGGAACTACTGGCGGTGGAACTTCAGGCGGAGTTACTGGTGGCGGAGTTACTGGTGGCGGCGGCACAGGCGGCGGTGGTGGCGGTGGTGGCGGTGGCGGCGGCGGTGTTATAACTGTCCCAGTTGTCGGAGGCGTAATGCCTACTTTTCCATCTGGATTGGTTCCAAGCGGTAACGCCATCCCTTCTAACTTTGATGTAGCAGCAGCTAGACGCGGCGAAGAACGCGGCAATGTTATTGTCAATGTTAATGCTCCATCAGCCATAGATGAAGAAGGATTTACCAGAGCGGTTATCTTGGCATTAAATCAAACTCAAGCCAGAACAGGTGGCGGGGGTAGCCAACTAGTCTTATGAGTATCTGGAATCCTGTCTATCGCGTTAAGGTAAATGGATCAACAGTTACTGGCGCAACACTTAGCGGCTTAACTATCACTTCTGGTCGCACAGACATTTACTCTCAGCCAATTGCTGGATATTGCAACCTAACACTTATCGAGACTGCTGAGGCATCAGTTCCCTTTGAGATTAATGATGCAGTGACTATTGAAGTCCAAGATTCAAGCGCTACTTTCGTAAATCTATTTGGCGGGTTTATTACAGATTTAGGCATAACAGTTCAAAATTCAGGATCAACTGCAATTACTCAGCAAATCAAAATAGTAGCCGTAGGAGCTTTAGCCAGATTAAGCCGAGCAGTATATGTAGGCAACTTCCCCCATCAATTTGATGGCGACCGCATTGAAGAATTACTTAGCACAGTTTTATTTGACCAATGGAATGAAGTGCCAGCTGCCGAGACTTGGGCAGGATATGATCCATTAGTCCAATGGCAGGATGCAGAAAATAGCGGACTTGGAGAAATTGATACTCCGGGCGATTATGAGCTTCATTCTGAAAGCAATCTCAATGACACAGTTTATAATCTAGCTTCTCGCTTTGCTACTAGCGGACTTGGCTATCTATATGAAGATGCTCAAGGCAGAATCGGTTATGCAGATTCGACCCATAGGGCTCAATATTTGGCTATCAACGGCTATGTTGATTTAGATGGCAATGATGCAATTGGTCCAGCGCTATCAATCTTAAAGCGAGCTGGGGATGTCAGAAACTCAATAACCATTGCTTATGGCTCCGCTGGCAACCAAAGCATTACAGATAGCGACCTTGACTCAATTAGCCTATATGGGCAATTGGCAACAACTATTGACACCACTCTTAGGAATCAGAATGACGCTGAGGATCAAGCTGACTTCTATCTTGAAATTAGGGCTTATCCTCAATTCGCCCTTAGGCAGATAACTTTTCCAGTAGCCAGCCCAGAAATCCCAAATGGCGAGCGCGATGACCTACTAAATGTATTTATGGGCCAACCGCTTAATATCATTAACTTGCCAGCCAATATGGTCGGTGGAGAATTTCAAGGATTTGTCGAAGGATGGACTTGGACAGCCAGTCTTAACCAGCTCAATTTAACCCTAAATGTCTCGCCTATCGCTTTCAGCCTTCAGGCGTTTAGATGGAACTCAGTCCCAGCGACTGAGACTTGGAATACAATCAGCCCTACTTTGGACTGGCTTAACGCTACAATAGTTGCATAGGAGACTAAATGCCGAATACTTCGAATTTTAACTGGCCAACGCCAGCAGACACAGACCTTGTCAAAGATGGTGCAGCTGCCATTCGCAACCTTGGTAATGGTGTCGATACTTCATTTGTTGATCTTAAAGGTGGGACAACTGGTCAAGTCTTAAGCAAAGCTACAAATACCGATTTGGATTTTACTTGGGTTAGTAGCGCTACAGGAGATATAACGGAAGTTCAAGCTGGCGTAGGTATTTCAATTGCCTCTGGCACAGGGCCAATTCCAGTAATTACGAATAGTTCTACTGATTTAATTACTTCTGCTGGAGATTTGCTTTACGGCACAGCAGCAGACACAGTAGCAAGATTAGGCATCGGAACTGCTGGACAGGTTTTGCAAGTAAATAGCGGCGCGACCGCTCCTGAATGGACAACTGCTCCTGCAGGAATGACTTTGATTAATACTGGTGGAACAGCTCTAACTGGCAGCTCAGTTAATATCGGTTCAATTCCATCTACTTATAGAGATTTATATATTGTTGTTTTGGATTTTGACCCTTCAGTATCTGGTGGGCCATCGATGAGAATTAGATTAAACTCCGATAACAATTTACATTTTACTGCAACTAGCGCAAGCACAGTAAATGTTGGATTTACTCTAACTGGAATAACGATTGCGGAAGATTGCAATCAAACAACGCCTAATGGGATGGCTACTGCGTATATTTATGATTATGCTAATGCGGTTACTGGCAAAGTTATTGAAGTAAATTCGTTCTGTTTTAATTCAACAACTGCTACCAATGCTAATATCACAACTGGAGTTTCTGCTTATAGCCAAACAACGGCAATTTCGAGTTTCGATATTTTCTTTACTTCTGGCACTTTCGATGGTGGAACAATATATGTATATGGAGTCAAATAATGCCAATTAAAACGATAGTCAATTGCACAACTGGTGAAACAATTGAGCGCGAAATGAATGAAGAAGAAGCGATTCAATTTGCAAAAGATCAGGCTGAAGGCAAAGCAGAAATTGAAGCTAAGATAGCTCGAAAAGCGGCTAAAGAAGCTTTATTGGAAAAGCTTGGCATTACAGAAGATGAAGCTAAATTGCTGCTGAGCAAATAGCACAATCCCTCAAGATAATGCCTAAACTATGTGCAGCTGGAATTCAACTTCGCGAGCAAATCGATGACGATTATCCTGATCGCGATAGGAAGTCTGATGGGTGGATTGCTGATTCTCGGCATCTTGCTAAAGGCACTTCTGACCATATACCAGTCGATGGAATCGTTAGAGCTTTAGATATTGATGCTGATTTATCAGCTCACAAAGAAGAGGCTTACGCGCTAGTTGAAAAGATTCGCAAGTTAGCCAAGAAGGGCGATAAGCGAATCAAATACATAATCTACGATGGAAAGATTATGAGTCCGATACTGGGATGGAAACGCAGAACTTATAAAGGCGCTAATCCGCACCGGTCGCATTTCCATATTTCATTTACAACTTTGGGAGACAAAGATGGCAGTTTTTTCAACCTCGAAGGAGAAGCTAATGAGCGATTTAAAGAAAATGGCAGAGAGCTGGGCCAAGACATTCCTAGCAACGGCACTAGCGACTTATCTAGCAGTCGGCCTAGATGTCGATGCAATTGCCAATGCAGCTCTCGTATCAGTCTTGCCT